GAGATTCGTGATGATAAAAAATTCATGTCTATGCTAGAAGACTTCTGGCTACCTCGTAGAGAGGGTGGACGCGGCACAGAAATTACTACTCTTCCTGGTGGACAAAACCTAGGCGAGTTGGAGGATGTCAAGTATTTCCAGAAGAAACTTTACAGATCACTCAACGTACCTGAGTCACGTTTAGAATCAGATACATCATTTAACGTTGGTAGGTCTGCAGAGATCACCCGCGATGAAGTAAAATTCCAAAAATTTGTTATTAGACTTCGCAAGAGGTTTAGTGACCTCTTCCTTGACATTTTAAAAACACAACTTGTGTTGAAAGGTGTCGCCACTCTTGAAGAGTGGGATGACATGAAGGAGCACATCCAATTTGATTTTGTTGCCGACAACTACTTCAGTGAGTTGAAAGAGCAAGAGATTATGAATGCTCGTCTTGCTCTTCTGCAGCAGATGGATCCCTTTGCTGGTAAGTATTTCTCATTGGAATATCTTCGTCGTCAAGTATTGCGCCAAACTGATGCTGAGTTGAATGAGATCGACAAGCAGATGTCGAAAGAAATTGATGATGGGAAACTCATTGATCCAATGGCAATGCAGCAAATGGAGCATGAGCAAATGGCACTAAGTCTGCAACCTCCTGAACCTGAAGAGGAAGAAGGATTGGATCCCGCTGACTATGAAAAAGGAAATATCTAAATAGTATTACAAATTAATTTTAATTATGCCTACCGATTCCGCGCTTGATATTGTAAATGCTTTGTTTGCAGGTCAAAAAGATCTTTCAGATTTTGTTGATACTGCAATGAAAAATGTTGCTGTTGACCAGATTGATGCGAAGAAAAAAGAAATGGGAGCAAAACTATTTGCCCCACAGGAAGACGGTCCTGAGAATACTGAGCAACCTGTAGACGCTGCACCACCAGAGGAAAACAATGAAACTGATTAGGGAAGAAATTGAAACTGCCAAAGTAGTTATTACTGAGGGCAAAAATGGTAAGAAGAATCACTTCATCGAAGGGGTTTTTCTTCAAGGTGCAATCAAAAACCGTAACGGTAGAATGTATCCTGTAGAAACTCTCGAAAGAGAAGTCTATAAATATAATGAGAACTACATTACCAAAGGTCGCGCACTTGGTGAGTTGGGTCATCCCGATGGTCCTACTCTTAATCTTGATCGCGTCTCTCATCTTATTACATCTCTAACAAGAGAGGGTAATAATTTTATGGGTAAAGCACGTATTCTTGATACCCCTATGGGTAACATTGCTAAGTCTCTGCTCGATGAGGGTGTGAAACTTGGCGTCTCTTCTAGAGGTTTAGGATCTATTAGAGAAGAAAATGGAATGAAAGTTGTCGCAGACGACTTCATGCTGGCAACTGCTGCAGATATTGTAGCAGATCCATCTGCACCAGATGCTTTTGTGAATGGCATTATGGAAGGTAGGGAGTGGGTACTTGCTGGAGGCGCAGTCCGAGAGCAAAGCATTGAGCAAATCAAACATAGAATTGACAATGCCCACCAAAATCAGTTAGAAGAAATGAAACTTTCCGCGTTTCATCAATTCCTGAAAAATTTATAAGTATAAATAATTCATAGCAAATCGCACGTTTGTACCACGGAGACTATAATGTCACAAGAGATTGAAACAACTCTGGATGAATCGAGTGTAACTGCTGGCGCTAAACCTGCCGACCCTCAGCAAAAACTGGGTTCTGACGGTAGTAGTCTCGCTGGAGTACAAGACCTCGGAGGTCCAACACCCTTTAACAGTAAGCCTGATGACGACAGCAATAAGATGAAGACTGTAGTTGGTGGGTTTGCTTCGGCTCCTACAACTAAGCCTTCTGATGCATCTGGCGCTAAAGCAGAATTTGCTGCTAAGGGTGATGTAAAGGCAGGTCATGAGCCTGAGGGCGAAGTGATCGCAGAAACAGAAGCATCAACAGAGACCGTCATTGAGGTGGATCTGTCTGCTGATGTTGCTGCACTCACAGAAGGTGAAGACCTTACCGAAGAATTCAAAGAGAAAGCAAAGACTATCTTTGAAGCAGCGGTCGTTTCCAGAATCAATGAAGAACTGGAGCGTATGCACGAGGACTATGCAAAGGTCCTTGAAGAAGAAATTGATACCGTCAAGACTCAACTGGCTGAATCAGTTGATGAGTATCTCACTTATGCCGTATCCAATTGGATGAAGAATAACGAGCTCGCGGTCGAGCACGGCATTAAGTCTGAGATGGCTGAGTCTGTATTGAGCGGAATCAAGCAAGTTTTCGTCGAGAATTTCATCGATCTTCCCGACGAGAAAGTTGATCTTGTAGACGAAATGCAAGAGCAACTTCAGACCATGGAAACAAAACTCAACGAGTCTATTGAAGAAAACGTCGGTCTCAATAAGAGCGTCGGCAACTATATCAAGAATGGGATTGTGACAGAAATCTCCGAAGGTTTGAGTCTCACTCAGCGTGAGAAACTCGGATCCTTGGCAGAAGCTGTTGAGTTTGAAAATGAAGAAGCATTCCGTGAGAAAGTTTCTACCCTCCGTGAATCATATTTCTCAACAAAACCAGAAGTTACTACCGTAACTGAGGATGTGCAAGTTGAGAATGGTCCTATCAATGAGTCAATGTCTGTCTATGTCCAGGCACTGTCCCGTTGGGGCAAGTAATTACTAATCCAAATTCCAAAGAATAACTAGGAGATCCAATGTTTAACGCAGAACATCTCCAGGAAAAGTGGAACCCCATTCTTGAGCATTCGGAGCTCGATCCTATTAAGGATTCATACAGAAAGGCGGTTACCTCGGTCCTCCTGGAAAACCAAGAAAATTTCCTCCGCGAAGAGCGTGGGATGATCAACGAAGCAGCACCTACCAACAGCTTGGGCGGTACTGGTTTCAGTGGCGGTAGCACCGCAACTGGTCCTGTTGCAGGTTTCGACCCTGTGCTGATCAGTCTCATCCGTCGCTCGATGCCTAAGCTTATTGCTTATGACATCTGTGGCGGCCAGCCTATGACAGGGCCTACTGGACTCATCTTCGCGATGCGCCCCACACAGGGCACCAACAGAGACATCCCCAGCAGTGGCGTTGAGGCATTCTTCAACGAAGCTAACTCTGAGCATTCTTCCGAGAATAGTGCAAACGGTCTTGCATCTAACACTCAGACAGGTAGCAACCCTGGTCTGCTTGCTGACGCTGCTGGTAACTACACCATTGGTGGTCAGGGCATGACAACCGCTCAGTCTGAAGCACTGGGTGATGGCTCTACCAACCACTTCAACGAAATGGGCTTCTCGATCGAGAAGGTCACCGTTACTGCGAAGTCACGCGCTCTGAAAGCAGAATACAGCCTTGAGCTTGCTCAAGACCTTAAGGCAGTCCATGGTCTGGATGCCGAAAGCGAGCTTGCAAACATCCTCAGCACTGAAGTGCTGGCAGAGATCAACCGTGAGGTTGTCCGTACTGTTTACAAGATTGCTCGTCCTGGTGCTCAGAACAACACAGCAACTGCTGGTGTGTTTGACCTCGACGTTGACTCCAACGGTCGCTGGTCTGTTGAGAAATTCAAAGGTCTTCTCTTCCAAATTGAGAGAGACATGAATGCAATCGGTCATGAGACTCGTCGCGGGAAAGGCAACATCCTCATCTGCTCTGCTGATGTGGCATCTGCTCTCTCCATGGCTGGCGTGCTCGACTACTCCAGTGGCATCTCTGGTGCTGTTGGTGGATTGGGTCAAGTTGACGACAACTCCTCCACTCTGGTGGGCACCCTCAACGGTCGCATCAAGGTGTATGTCGATCCTTACTCTGCTAACGTTTCCGATAACCACTTCTACGTGTCTGGTTACAAAGGCAGCAGTGCTTATGACGCAGGTCTCTTCTACTGCCCTTACGTGCCTCTCCAGATGGTCCGTGCAGTGGGTCAGGACACCTTCCAACCCAAGATCGGATTTAAGACCCGCTACGGCATGGTCGCAAATCCCTTCGCTGAAGGTCTCACACAGGGTCAAGGCGCTCTCAATGCTAACCTCAACCGCTACTACCGTCGCGTTAAGGTTACCAACCTCATGTGATCAATTGCTAACAAGCAATCACTACGGGCACCCTTCGGGGTGCCTTTTTTATTAAATAGGTTTATACTGAGAATACTGAGAGATCTCCGATGCCTAGAAATCCTATGAATAAAAATGAATTAGAATGTAGGATACATAAGTTGAAGACATCATTGTATGATCGGGAATCTGAAAATAAAAATGAAGATTTCCACGAAGGTGCTCATAATGCCTATAATGAAGTCTTAAACATCCTACAAGAATGGCGCACATGAGAGACTTAGATTTTATTGATGATCTACTTCCAGAAGGTATCAAACCAGATAAAGATATTGTCGTCAACATGGATGGTGGTGTTGGTGGAAGTTGGAAGGAAGTAGAAGTAACTAAAGAAGACTGGGAAGACTTCTGGCATAATGAAGATAAATAAGATGTAGCATAGTATGTCTTATGGCAACCTGGAATAAACAGATTGAGAATCAAAACTTCTTATCTCCAATTGGATTTAAGTTTAGTTTAGCTCGTTTCCCAAAGATTGCCTACTTTGCTCAGTCAGCAAACATCCCTTCTATTAACGTCAACGTAGCAAATCAATCTACACCGCTGCGTGGATTGCCAATAGAAGGGTTTGCAGAATATGATCCTTTCCAACTTCAATTTATTATTGATGAGGATCTTGAAAATTTTATGATTCTCCACAACTGGTTGCGTGGTCTAGGTACTCCAGATACGGTCTTTGAAAGATCCGAGTATCGCACAAAGATGCAAGCACTATTTGGAAACAATGATCTATATGCTGATGGCACGTTGACTGTGCTCAACAGTAACTTCAACATGAATTTTAACGTGGTGTTTAAAGACTTATTCCCTATAAGTTTGTCAGCACTCGAATTTAATGCTACAATTGATGGCACAGAGTATGCCATGGCATCAGTCCAATTTAGATATCTTGGATATGAAATCCGACAAGGTGAATTGAATACTCGCGATAAGAGACTTAGTTAATGAATCTAGAAAAAATTGAGGAGATGTGGGCAAAGGATTCAGAATCATTCTTTGATCATAGAGAGTTGCCTGAACTATTGGCAAATGATAGCATGGAAACACCTAGACTACATGCAAAATATATCCAATTTTATAATCAATTCAAACTGATGCTATCAGAAGCAGACGTAAAGCGCAAGGTATTACTGCGTGAGAAGTTTGAATACTATTCAGGTAAAGCACCTGCCTCGGTATATAAAGAGAAACCCTTCCTATTGAAAGTATTGAAAGGTGATCTGAGTATTTACATTGATAGCGATCCAGACTTAACTAAAGCACAGCAGAAAATTGACTACCTTGAAACTTGTATAAATTGTATTGATAGGATACTTAAACAGATCGACAGTCGTGGATTTGCTATTAAGAATACTATTGATATTGTGAAGTATTATGGTATTAGATGACTGTTACTATCAGTAAGAAGAATGAAGTTTACCTAAAAGTTGAAGGGGAGCAGCATCTGCATAAGGAATTAAGTGAGCACTTTTCATTTGATGTTCCTGGTGCAAAGTTTATGCCCCAATATAAAAATCGAGTATGGGATGGAAAGATCCGCTTATATTCTCCTGGCACTGGGGAAATATATGTGGGTCTTTACGATTATCTGTGTGAATACCTAGAAGATAAAGGGTATGAATATATCATAAAAGATAACAACTACTATGGACTACCTGATGTAGAGGAAGATTATGTCACACCTGAAAGCACAGCGTTTTTTATTAGGACTCTGGGATTACCTTTCAAGATCCGAGATTACCAACTCAAGGCAGTTTTCTCAGCACTTAAATATCGTCGCAAACTTTTACTATCCCCCACGGGATCAGGCAAATCATTAATTATTTACGCATTAGTTCGTTGGCATCTGAAACAGGATAGACAAATACTTATCATTGTGCCTACTACATCTTTGGTGTCTCAACTAACAAATGACTTTAAAGATTATGGGTGGTCAGCAGACTCTTATGTGCATCAAATTATGGGAGGACGTGAGAAGTATACCGATGCCCCTGTTGTAATTTCTACATGGCAAAGCATCTATAAAGAATCTCGTAAATTTTTTGAAAAATTTGATGTAGTTATTGGAGACGAAGCACACCTATACAAAGCAAAAAGTCTTACTGGCATTTTGACGAAGTGTTATGACGCAAAGTATAGAGTTGGGCTGACAGGCACGTTGGATGGGATGCACACTCATCAACTGGTTCTTGAGGGTTTATTTGGGCGCTGCGACAAGGTGACCTCAACGGCAGAGTTGATGGCAAAAGGTCAACTGACTCCCCTTCAGGTAAAGATCCTTCTACTAAAACATGGTCATGTGCCATTTGATCACTATCAACAGGAGATGGATTATATAGTATCACATCCAAAGAGAAATAAGTTAATTTGTAACTTAGCGAATGATTTGGATGGTAACACTTTGATTCTATTCAACTACATTGAAAAGCACGGAGACCCTCTTTGGGAGTTACTAAATACTAAGGTGAGTGAAAATCGAAAGATCTTCTTTATTCATGGTGGTGTAGATGCTGTTGAAAGAGAAGAGGCTCGCAGGATATGTGAGCAGGAAAAAGATGCAATCATTCTTGCATCCTATGGCACATTCTCTACAGGCATTAACATTCGTAATCTACATAATGTAATCTTTGCAAGTCCATCCAAATCACGAGTAAGAAACCTCCAGTCTATTGGACGTGTCTTGCGTAAAGGGGATAACAAAGCACAAGCAGTGCTGTATGACATTGCAGATGATTGCTCCAAAGGTAATCATCATAATTATACTTTAAGACATCTTGTCGAAAGAATGAAAATATATGATGAAGAAAAATTTAACTATGAAGTTACTAAAATAAATTTTAGGAAATGACAATTAATTATATCCGCCACGACAACGAATTCTACGGGACTATTAAGTTAGTATCTGGAGAAGAGATCTTGGGCAATCTAATTGCTACAGAAGAAAATGATGAGAGTATACTTTTCATTTCAGATCCAGCAACACCATCAATGAATCCTATTGAAAAGGATGGTCAAATTGTTATGGCAATGGGATTATCTAAATGGATGATGTGGTCGGATGAAGACTTTTATATTGTAAGAGAATCTGATATTGTGACTATTGCACCCATGTCAATGGAAGCAATTATTATGTATAAATTTTGGTTGAGAAAAGAATCAGGTGAAGATACTGCTGAGTTTGAAACACCCATCAATGAAAATATGGGTCTAGTCGGTAAAGTTTCAGAGATGAGAAAGAAACTAGAAGACCAATGGAAGAACCTTTAAGAGTTCCTTTTCAACCCTTACATGGTTGATTATAATAATAATTACTAGAATAGTCAAGCTTGACATATGATTGATTAGTTAGTATTATGGTTTCATGATATGTAAAAGATATGCTACCAAAAGTAATGTCTCCAAAAAAGAAACAACACTATGTTGATAATAAAGAGTTTCTAAAAGCAATCACTGCATATAGGCAGGAGGTTAAAGAAGCAAAGATGTTGGATAAACCTAAACCGTTGATCACACATTACCTAGCAGAATGCTTTCTGAAGATTGCTACTCATCTTTCTTATCGCCCTAACTTCATTAACTACATGTTTAAAGAAGACATGATTAGTGATGGTGTTGAAAACTGTGTGCAGTATATCGATAACTTTGATCCTGAGAAGTCAAAGAATCCATTTGCATATTTTACACAAATCATTTATTATGCATTCCTCCGTCGTATTGCAAAAGAAAAACGACAGATGGATATTCGTGATAAACTAATTGAGAAAAATGGTTATGATCAAGTCTTTCATAGTGATGACAATGACAACCATTCCGATTTGAATTCTATCAAGAATAGAATCGAAACTAATATGAGGTACTGATGGATTCTATTCAAGATTACTGGTCTAAACCAACATCTTCCACAGAAGATAAAGCAGTGCAACTACTTAATCAGGCAGCATCGCTACTAAAAAGTAAAGTCGTTACACATACAGTGGTCAATGACAAAGGTATTACACAATACAAACGCTTCGTAATTCAGTATGAAACTTTTATTGATAACTGATCAGCACTTTGGTGTCCGTAATGATAACCAACACTTCATCAAAAAGTATCAGCAATTTTATTCCGAGATAGTTTTACCACAAATCGATAAGCAAGGTATTACTCACATTTTATGTTTGGGTGATACTTTTGATAAACGTAAGAGTATTAATTTTAATTCTCTAGATGCTGCTAAGGAGATGTGGTTTCAACCATTAGCAGATCGTGGTATTCAGATGACCATGCTCTGTGGTAATCATGATATTTACTATCGTAATACATTAAAGGTCAATGCTCCAAGTCTCCTCTTAGGTGGGTATGACAACATCGACATCATTGAATCTCCAGTTGAAAAAGATTTTGATGGCACAAAGATGCTATTGCTTCCTTGGATCTGTGATGGCAATCGTGAGCAAGCAACTAATCTCTTGCAAGATACTGATGCTAAGATTTGTATGGGGCATCTGGAATTGAATGGATTTGAAGCAGTGCCTGGTCATCTGATGGAGCATGGTGACGATCCATCACCCTTTGAGAAATTTGATCTGGTATGCTCTGGACACTTCCATATGAAGAGTCGTAAAAACCATATCAATTATTTGGGTAATCCCTACCAACTCTTCTGGAATGACTATAAGCAGAGAAGGGGGTTTCATATACTAAATACTGATACTGTTGATTTGAAATTTTTTCAAAACACATATAATATTTTTAATAAAGTTTATTATAATGATTCAATCTATTTGTCAGACACTGACCTTCAAAAACTTGAAGGATCTTTTGTCAAACTAGTAGTAGAATCTAAAGAAGATCAAGTTAAGTTTGATAAAGTTGTTAGACTATTGCAATCTGCCAACCTTGCAGATCTTAAGATCATTGAAGATCTTTCATATGATCTAGAAGAAGTCAACAGTGATATTGAAATTGAAGATACTTTGTCTATTCTTGAAACTTGTGTTTCTGAATTTGATAATAAAGATCAAATATATGGAATTCTCAAGTCACTATATGTCGAAGCATTGGAGGTATGATGTTTGTCTTAGTTGACGAAAGTAGTGGGGGCGTCTATGCTGTCAGAGATGATGACACTATCGATCGTGTTGTCCAGATCTTCGTTGACAAAGATGATGCAACCCGCTATTATGATATGCTAGTGTCGTCTAACTATAGAAAAGAGTTAGTTGTCACTGAGGTAGAAGAAGATAGTGTAAAGCAAAACTGTAAAACATACGGTTATAAGTACGCAATTATTTCTACAGATGATTTTGTTATTCCACCACCCAATTCTAAATGATCCTATTTGAAAAGATTCGTTGGAAGAATTTTCTTTCCACTGGTAATGAATTTACTGAAGTTGCTATAAAGGATTCTCCAACACATCTGATTGTAGGATCTAATGGTGCTGGTAAATCTACAATGTTAGATGCATTGTGCTTTGGTCTTTTCAATAAACCATTTCGTAAAATTAATAAACCGCAACTTGTTAACAGTATAAACGAAAGAGAATGTGTAGTTGAAATTGAATTCTCTGTTGGTAGTGTGGGGTATAAAATTATTCGGGGTATCAAACCTGGTATCTTTGAAATCTACCGTAACGATTCTTTAATTGATCAAGATGCTGCAAACCGAGACTACCAGAAATATCTGGAGCAATCAATTCTTAAATTTAATTTCAAGTCTTTCACTCAAGTTGTTATTCTTGGAAGTAGCACTTTTGTTCCTTTTATGCAACTCCCTGCTGCACATAGAAGAGAAGTTATCGAAGATCTGCTTGACATTCAAATCTTTTCTAGGATGAATATGATCCTTAAGGATCGTATTAAAGATGTAAAGGAATCGGTTAAATCATGTGAGCATGAAGTTTCTTTGTGTGAATCTAAGGTAAACATGCAACGTTCATCGTGTGATAGTTTGAAGAAGATGAATTCAAATTACATCACTAAACTTCAAACAAGTTTTGATGACAATGAGCGGCGTATGATTGTCAATAATAATGCAGTCAATGCAAATGAAAAAAACTCAGCACAGTTTATTTCTGAGGTTGCAGATCTCTCTAAGTTTAATACTGAGAAAGATCAACTTAATGACATGCGATCTAAGATCAATCAAAATTTAAATAAAGCAACTAAAGAAATTGCTTTCTATGAGAATCATGATGCATGTCCAACATGCTCTCAGGATATATCTTTAGAAATTAAAAAAAATAAAATCACAGCATCACAAGATAAAAAAGAAAAGTTTACTGCAGGAGTATCTCAAATTAGTGATAAGATATCTACAGTATCTAAAATTATTAATGAGTATCAGGAAAAAATGAAACTCATTAATGAATTGCAGTTTGATACTACATCACGACAGAAGGAGAATACTAAACTTCTTAAAGAAAATGCTAGCATCATGGAGATGGTCAATCAAGATACTCCTGGTATTGATGTTGAAGAATCAAAACTCAAATCTTATGAAGATGAGTTGAATAGCACCATGCAAAAATGTGCAAATGTTAATACCGACTTTGCAAATTTTTCATTAGTATCAAATCTTCTAAAAGATACTGGTATTAAATCTAAGATCATTAGTAAGTTTATTCCTGTTATTAATCTGCAGATTAATAAATATCTTCAGAGTATGGACTTCTTCGTAAACTTCACTCTGGATGAAGGATTCAATGAGATCATTAGGTCTCGGTTTCGTGATGAGTTTTCTTATGCCTCTTTCTCAGAGGGTGAGAAGCAAAAGATTGATCTAGCACTGTTGTTTACATGGCGTGATATTGCTAAGATGAAAAACTCAGCATCCACAAATCTTTTGATTCTGGATGAAATTTTCGATTCATCTTTAGACTCGACTGCTACAGATGAGTTGATGAAGATCCTGAAGGGTCTTGATAAGAATACTAATCTATTTGTGATATCTCACAAGGGTGAGGTCCTCTTAGATAAGTTTGAAACTACCCTCCAGTTTGAGAAAGTTAATGATTTCTCAAAACTCCAGACAGTCTAAGAAGCGTCACAGTCCCCATGGAAATTCCTCCATGGGGTCTTATAGTATATGCATCGACCGCAAAGCGTATGGAATTCAACGAAGTCAAAGGGCAACTTGCCAAACTACTGGCGACTGAGAATCTTCTGATCGAGCACAAAAACTGCTCAACAGCATCCTTTAACGTTAGCACTCGCGTACTGACGTTGCCTATATGGGATACGACAGATCAAGTTTACACCATGCTTGTAGGGCATGAAGTTGGTCACGCACTGTATACCCCTGACGACGACTCTCTTGATAATCTTCCATGTCCCAAATCATACGTCAATGTTACTGAAGATGCTCGTATTGAAAAATTAATGAAGCGTAAGTTTCCAGGTCTTAGTAAGGATTTCTATGCTGGATACCGTCACCTTAATGATGAAGATTTCTTTAGTGTTGAAGATACAGATCTTAATACCCTGAAACTTGTAGATAAAATTAATCTTTACTATAAAGTAGGAGCATATCTACTCTTACCTTTTGATGCTGCTGAGACTGCCCTGAGAGACGCTGTAGGGATTGCTGAAACCTTTTCTGATGCGATCGACGCTGCTGTTGCTATATTCAATTATCAGAAGGATATCCAGGAGCAAAATAAAATCCCTGCAATGACTAGTCCAACGGGAAGCACTGGAGATACTCCCATGGATAAAACTGAAGGGGAATCTGAGGAAGAGGTTTCTCAACCAGGAGATGCAGACTCGGAAGGAGATGATCAATCTGATCTTGATACTCCTAGTTATTCTGATTCTGGTGGTGAGTCTGATAGCGACTTAGAATCAGATACTGATACTGCTCTCCAAGAAAATCTAAAAGATATTACTAGAAAGTATGGCAATCCAAAATATGTAGACATCTTAGATACTGATCTGGACTACCATGTTGTTTCAACTGAAAAAGTTATGTATCAGATTGAAGAGTACTGGAATAGACCAATCTTTACTGACCCTAAGGAAGAAATGTATAGAGGATTAGATTGGAGTTTTGTTGATTCTGAATTTTCTAAATTCAAACGTGAATGTAGTCGTGAAGTAAACTATCTCGCGAAAGAGTTTGAGATGAAGAAAGCAGCGACTGCATATTCAAGGCAATCTACTTCTCGCACTGGCGTTTTAGATACTAGAAAATTGCATACTTATAAATTTAACGAAGATCTATTCCGAAAAGTTACTTCAACTGTTGATGGTAAAAATCACGGTATGATATTTCTGTTAGACTGGTCTGGATCTATGGCAACCACCATTCACGATACCTATAGTCAATTGCTATCTCTCTGCTATTTCTGTCGCAAAAGTGATATACCTTTTGACGTGTATAGTTTTGTGTGTGATGCAGCACTAATGCCAGAAGGTTATGATCGCGAAAAATTCTATGCTAAAGGTAAACCAGAATCAATTGCTATACCAGAGCACTTCTTCCTTATGAATTTGTTGAGCAGTAAACTCAATAATTCTACTTTTGATCTGATGGCAAAATATTTGTGGCGTGTTACTTACAACTACCACATCTATTATGGTCAGGCATCTAGGAATAAAGAAAACCATTGGGAGTTAGTATCTAAGACGCCTAGGGAATTGCCCCCCGTATTAGGTCTTTCAGGCACTCCGTTGAATGAGGCAATTGTTACGTTGCAATCTATCATTCCAAATTTTCAAAAGCAATGTGGTGCCGAGAAAGTCCATGTGACTATTCTTACTGATGGTGAAGCACAGGCATCTAGTAAGTGGGTTGTTGTTAATCACAGAGGTGAAGATGTGCATCTTCGATCTTCACTTGGATTTTATGGTGATGGCATTATTATTCGTGATCGTAAGAAAGGTTACACTTATGCTCCTTCTTATGGTTACTTGACTGAGCAACTGCTAAGGTATATGAAAGGACGTTTCCCACAATGTAACTTCCTTGGTTTCCGTGTTTGCACTCCTCGTGAGTTTTCAACCAAACTAAATTCCTCTGGGATGAAGTCTCCGTTGAGAGAAAAAGCATCACGGGAATTTAGTAAAAACAAAAGTGCTTGTGTTAATATGGGCGGGTTTCAGGAATTGTATTTCTTATCCGCAAGTCATATAAATATGGATGCTGAGTTTGATGTTGCTGAAGATGCAACTAAATCTCAGATCCGAAGTGCTTTTAAAAAGTCTTTGAAATCAAAGGCAGGCAACAAAAAGATTCTCTCTTCATTTATTGGTCAAATTGCATGAATATTTTTGCTGTTGATGATGATCCAACCTTATCAGCACACCAATTACCAGACAAGCACATAGTTAAAATGCCACTAGAGTGCTGTCAAATGTTGGCGGTTGTATACAGTACTTGGTATAAGAATATCGGACCTATCATTAAAGCAAATGGTAGTCCTTATGCCACTGAGAAAGGTGCTTTCCGTAATCATCCATGCACTAAGTGGGTAGCAGAAAGTGATCATAATATAGCGTGGTTACTTCAACATGGTATTTCATTATGTGATGAATATCAGTTTCGATATGATAAAGTCCATGCATGTAAGAGAAGTTTATCCATGGCTGGACTAATTTATCAGCATGGATGCACTGAAAAGCATACACCTTTTGCCAGGGCAATGCCTGATGAATGGAAACTGGATGATTCTATCTCTACTCAAGAAGCATATCAACGATACATTGCTAGCAAACCTTGGGTTGCATCAAACTATCTAAGGGTGCCACATCACAAACCGTCCTGGGTTGACCAATATGCCTTGCAACCTGCTCTATAATTACAAGGTAATCGAGAAACACCATGCCTGCCAAGTCTGATATCACCACTGACATCATTGTTGACTATCTGTTTTCAAACTACGGCGAAAAGGTAACTGTCCCTAAACTTCTAAATGCTGCTGACCACTTTAAAGTTTCATATCCATTCATCACCAAACGTCTTGAGTCGTATAAATCTGGTAGGGGCATGTGGACTCTTACCATTGAAGAAATGCGTGAGACTCTTGAAGAAACTGTAACTCTCACATCTAGCGATAACTTGATCCCATCTAACGATAAAAACTTTGTCCCCTTCGGCAACTTTGCTGACCTTAAAAAGGTAGTATCTAGTAATCTTTTTTATCCAATCTTCATTACTGGTATGTCTGGTAATGGTAAGACTCTTGGCGTTGAGCAAGCATGTGCTCGCACTCAACGTGAGATGATTCGTGTCAACATTACTATTGAGACTGATGAAGATGATCTTATTGGCGGTTTTCGTCTGGGTGATGGTAATACTGTCTGGCACAATGGGCCTGTCATTGAGGCTCTTGAGAGAGGATGTGTCCTCCTTCTGGATGAGATTGATCTGGCGTCCAATAAAATTCTCTGTCTTCAATCTATTCTTGAGGGGAAGGGAATCTTTCTGAAAAAGATTGGTCGTTATGTAGAACCTGCTGATGGATTTACTGTTATTGCAACTGCAAATACTAAGGGTAAGGGTAGTGAAGATGGTCGTTTCATTGGCACCAATGTGCTCAATGAAGCATTCCTTGAGCGTTTCCCTTTAACTTTTGAGCAAGAGTATCC